TAAGCCCAAGTCCAAACCCACAGCCCTTTCCTCGAGAACAGTATCATCAAGGAAAGTGGTGAAGATAACATGAGGAGCTAAAGGGATACCGCCTTGGCTGTAAACAAAGCGGGAGTAGGCGATGGCCTTTTGGATGTTTCTTTCTACATCTCCCCGGAGCGGAGAGCAGACATAGATGACAGGTCTTCTCCGCTCCTTGTCCACCAGCAGCCGGTTTAGATACCACCTAGCCTTTTGTAAATCTTCCTCCCCGGCCTTATGTTCAAAACGGGAGAGGTATTTAATGACGTTTCCTGCTAGGTAACCCTTAAATTGCTCCTCAGTGAGCTTGGCTTTAATAAAGTCAATAGTTTCTATGCCACCTGTCATGTAGTGGTCAGGGTTAATTTTATCCATGCTTCTCCCCCCCTCTTTAAGCGATTTTGCGTTCAATTACCGGCAAAAGGCCCCTCTTATTTTTCAAAAGGTCGTAAAGGAACAGTCGGCCTTTTTGTGTCCAATAGGTATGCATGACACTTCTTTCGGCATCAATGGTGTGGGTCTTGGATTGGGTATAACCTTGATCGGCATAGTCCTGGTACAAAAGCCAGGTGTTGCCCATCTTATACTGCACTCCTAATTCGTGAAGCAGCTTATTCATGGCCCGGCCTGACATGCCGTAATCCTTAGCAATTTTGGTGATGGGAACTAAAGATTTATTTTGTACAATCAGATCATAGTAAGAAGCTTTAGGTCTTAGCTCGCCGATAATCTGCTTCTGTTTGGCAGTCTCCAGCTCCAATTGCTTGGCTCTTTCTTTGGCCTGCTTGTATTCTGTAAACAGCTTAATGCCCAAGTCAGGATTATTTAAGATGTCATCAATGAGGGCATCAGTGGCATACAGCCCAAATTTCCTTATGGAAGGCAGCACCTCATCAAACACCCATCTTTCAAACTGCTCTGCTTTGGGTAGATTGGAGCGGATAATTAAACGGTAAAGATCGCCTTCGGGGATAAAGTTCGTCTCTTGTGTTCGACCTAGATTATCGATGATGTCGTGTTTCACGACCCCACGACAATGACGGGATATCGCATCTCTGGTATTGGTGTATCCCAAGATGGCAGCACACCTGCTAGCGGGGAAGTATTCTTTACCATTGATAATTAAAATACTTAACTCCCCAAATTCTTTATGGTTAAATATTTTCATATCTCTCATGAATGAAAACCTCCTAATCTTTCATATAGTAATCACTCTCAAAACCTTCTGCCTGCAAGGGTAGCCCTTGTGCCCAGTCAATCGGTTGGCTCATGATTGCCTCCACTTCTTTAAGTGAGCCAAAGCCATAAGGCACATCCAACACCACCTCGTCATGCACATGAAATGCGATTTTATAGCCGGCGGCATCCAGCCTTAGGAGAGATTCGGCCAAACAATCTCTAGCAATGGCCTGGACAATATTTTCCGTGATTTTCCCCCCATAGGTATCGATCCGACACCATTTGCCCAGCTCCACACCTTCATAGGTCAGTTTATCTTTGTTAAAGCGTTCATCTAGTTCAATCCTGGGCCTCACATAAACTAGACTCCTACCTGAGGGCAATCTGATAAATAGCACTCCGCTTTTGTAATAAAATTTAAGCCCATATCGCATATTGACCGCTGTTCTATCTTTTACGGCTCGAATAGCTGCTTCTTCCACGTCCCACCAGAGTTTTACGATATTCGGGTTAGACTGCCGCCAAGCTGCAACAATTTCCGGCAGCTCATCCTCTGATAGCCCCATGCTTAAAGCTCCCATGGCCTTTAAGGCTCCAACGCTACCCTGGTAGCCACAGGCCAAAGTAGCAATTTTACCTTTTTGCCGCAGCTCGTATTCCGGGTTACCCCGAACAATAAGCTCCATCGGCACCCCAAACATCCTGCTGGCGGTCATCTCATAAATCTTGCCATGCCCCTTGAAGGTATCTATAACCCACTCCTCCCCTGCCAGCCAAGCAATAACCCGAGCTTCAATGGCACTAAAGTCTGATATAATAAACCGGCATCCTGGAGAGGGAATAAAAGCTGTTCTAATGAGTTGGGATAATACATCAGGCACACTGTCAAACAATAGCTCCAGAGCTTCATAATCCCCAACCTTGAGAAGCCTTCTGCCCAAGTCCAAATCGCTCATGTTGTTTCTAGGAAGGTTATGCACCTGCACCAGCCTCCCCGCCCAGCGTCCCGTTCGGTTGGCTCCATAGTATTGCAACAACCCTCTAACCCGCCTATCCTTGCATACTGCCCGTTCCATCGCTTCATATTTTCTAACAGAAGTTTTGGACATATCCTGTCTGAGTTCCAGCACCCGCTTCACTGTCGGATTGCTTATTTTGGCTAGCAGTTCTTCCACATTTGCTTTGGCCAGGCTTTCCACTTTGATACCATGTTCATCTTGAAGCCATGTCTTTAACTGGGTAGGGCTATTGGGATTTTCCAGCCCGGTTAAATGGGTGGCTTCCTTCATCAATTTCTTCTGGTAACCTCCATCGCATTGAATGGCGTTTTCCACCAGCCTTTGGTCTACCCTAACTCCGTAGTCGTTAATGCGCTGGTCGAGGTACCATAACCGCATTTCCTTTTCCGGCATCGGATAGCGCTCTAGCCTTTGCCGAATGGCCCTTTCCACTTCCACATCTTGTTTGCAGTAAGCCTTAAATAAAGTCCACTTCTCCCTATCGTGGTGGGGAAGGTTTCTAGTTCTGCCACCGTTAGACTTGGTCGGTTTACAAGGCATTGAAAAGTATCGGATTAGCGCCTTCCCCTCCTGCATCTTTTGAGTGGATAGATTTAACACTTTAGCCACCTTCTCCAAACTTGTCGGTAGACCCAAGGTTAAGGCATGAGCTTGGCTGCAGTACCACTGCTGGGGTGGCATTGGTATGTTGAGATATTGCGCCAGACAAGTTCTCTCGAAGTTAGCATTAAATGCTGTTTTGATTACAGTTGAGTTCGTTAAAGCACTGATAATCTCATCTGGGATGGCCTCATTATTAGCTAAATCGATAACCTGCACTGGGTCGTTATTAAAGGTATAACCAAACAATAATATGGTGAAATCCGCCGCCTGGGTGTAAGCGTAGACCCCACATCTGGCGAGGTCTACGCTGCTGTAGGTTTCGATATCTATGGATAGCATGCTATTCGAGAATGTCGAGAGCATCATCGGCCAAGAGTTCAAAATCATCTTCAGGCTTGGATCTGCCGCCTAACGGCTCACCATCTTCGAGCTTTTGTAGGTTTTGTAAACCTGCGGCAATACCTTTATTCCCGTTGACGTTGTAGGCATAAAAGATAATACTGGCCCTGCCATAGCAACCTGAATAAAACTCAGTCGGATCTAAGATAGGCTCAACATTTTTATCTACGATTCCAGGCTTAATGAAACTATTGGCATTTACAAAATAGCTGTCAGCATAGGCTTCATCATCAGATCTGTCGGTATCTCCATCCCGTAAGGGAGTTTTAAGATTGGCTGGGATTTTACCGCCAAGCTTGGCAAGCCCCTCTTTCTTAGCTATTTCAATAGCAGCCTTAATCTTTTTTAATGTCTCTTTATCGCTTTTGGGAATGATTAAAGAAACCGAATACTTGGGGTCACTGCCGTTTACTGATTTTGGCTCCCACACATTCACATATGAAAATCTAACCTTACCGGTTATCACTTTAGTTGACATCTATATTTCCTCCTTAAAATCAATTTCAGCTGTGCTTTTTATTGCCGGTCGTTTATCATCCACACTGACCAGCTTTGGTTTCCCAGGGGGCTTTTTAATGTATGGCCCCAACAGCCCATTAAACTGCTCCCTGCCCACCAGCCGTTCCATGGCCGTAATGCCCAGCAGCTTTTTGGCATAGATCTTGTCCTCACCAAAGCCTGCCGCCATTAAAACTTCTGCCGCTTGAGCTTCGTCTTCATATCGCCGGTAGCTTCGGCCCTCAATCAGCTTGTATCCTGGCCATTCCTTGTTATGATTTACGGCTTGGTCTAAGGCGTAAGCCTGGACATCGCTAACCCAGCTTTGTAGTGCATCAGCTATTGCCATGACTTCAATGATCTCCTCGTCGGTTAAAAGAGGCGGCTTTTTGAAGTCATGCTGGGCGAGCTTCATATGCTCGTCAGCCCTGGCTCGGCAGGTGAAGCGCACTTTACAAAAACGGCAATGTTCGCCGGGTTTAAACTCGCCCTTACCATTAGAGGCTAACGCTGCTTTTGGTTTGGCAACACTCTCTCCCCAGTTAACTAACTCGTCCACTCCCATTTCATCAGAGGAGATACTATCCAACCTAGGTTGGTGGATGGTCATTTTTACGATATTGATGTCATAGAGGACAGAAAATTGATTTATAGCTCCTAAGGCATACAGCCGCATTTGGCTGTTATCTACCGCTGAAACTTGCACACCTCTTCCAAACTTAAGATCTACAATTTCCAACACATCATCAGTCACCAAGACTAGATCCCCGGTGCCAAAACCCTCTCGCACCCAAGGACTGTAATCCAGTTTGGCTTCCAGAAGCACTACTGCGTCTTTGGTGCGGGCTTTTGCTTCATTGATTTTTTCAATGGCAAAGTCCACATAGATTTGCACATCTTCCTCTAGTTCTTGGCTGTAGAACTTGTCTTGCTTTAGCCTTTTAAGCTTGCTCTCATACTCAAGGGCAGTAATGTTTTCTAAGTAACGGGCTAGTTTTAGCTCTGCCAAAGCATGGGCAAAGGTGCCTTCCTGGGCGTACTCACTGGACTTTTCTTCTATCTCAGCTTCCAACTTGGCCGAGGGTGGACAATTAAGCCATTTCTCGGAGCCAGAAGCAGATAGTAATGCATGGCCCAGGCCAGCCTCTCTTGCGCCTGAAGCGCAATTCACCTTCTGTCTTGCCATTTATACTCCCTCCGCATCTTCAAGGAGTGCCGGGTATTTTTCTTCTGGAATGTCTGAGAGCTTTTCTCCACCATGTCTTTGTAAAAGCGCCTTAACCTCTGCTTGTTTGCCCTCTTGCATCAGTGCCGCCAGCTTTGCTCTAACGTCCTCTAGAGTAATCTCCTGTAGAGTAGTTGTTGTTTCTTTGCACTTGGTTGACTTTTCTTTTGCCAGTTTTTCTATGCTAGTTGCCAACTTCCTAAGGTCCTTTGCAATATTTAAAACAACATCATCTATCAACTTCTTTCCCTCCTTTACAACTTTTTGGCTTCTTGGTAAAAGGCCATATAGTCTTCCGG